CGTCTCGCAGTCGGCCCATCACCCGCTTCCCTCGCGCGAGAAGCTGGCCAGCGTCACGGACGGACGGCGCGCCGCCGTCATCTCCGCGCCGCGCAGCACCGCAAGCGCCCGGCCGAGCTCATCGAGGGTGCGGTACTCCACGGTCCGCCCGTCAAAGGTCACGCGCGTGGTGCCGCCGGTGTAGGCGGCGGCCAGCGCGGCGGCCCGGCTGCCGGCGGGCTGCGCCAGCGCCCAGGCGAGGACGGTCGGGTCCATGCGCGTCCTCCCCCTTCAGCGGAGCCAGCCACTGCGCGGCGCAAGCCAGCCGCGCGGGCGATGGGTGTCTGGTGCCGCCTGCGGGGGCGACGCCGGAGCGACATTCCCGTTGGTTGGAAGTTCGGCCGCCGGCAGCGACAGCGCATCCGCCATCCGTGCCCAGCGGCCGTCGCCCCAGCCATCCATCCCGAGCGCCGCCGCGGCCGCGCGCGCATAGACCCGGCAGTCGAGTGCCTCGTTGCGTTCGCGCGTCTTCACCCATTCCAGCCGGCGGAAGCCGTTGCGGCCCGCCCGGGCGACAAGCTGCTCGGCCGTGAGCTGGCGGCAGAACTCTTCCCCCGCCGCGTGGACCGGCAGGTGGACATAGCCGGCAGGGAAGGGATCGCCGCTCTCCTCCGTGGGCCGGTCGAGCTTCAGCCAGCCATAGGTCTCGGCCTTCAGGAAGGACGACCCCACTGGCCAGACCTTCAGCCCGCCGAGCTTCCGGCCGTTGCGGCGCACCTCCGTCGCGGCTGGCTGGCCGACTGCGGCGCGCAGCCCGTCCTGGCCCTTCACCGCGATGGCGCGGCCCGCGCCGGCCCGCCGCACGAAGGCGTACACCTCCGCGGTGGTCATGCCGTCGCCGCTGTCGATCGCCGCCATGGCGACCGGCAGGCGGTGCCCGCTGGCGTGCCGCCAGGTCTCGCCGAGCAGCAGCCGCAGTTCCTCCCACACTGCCGCCGCGAACGGGTTCCCCGCCAGGACACGGTGCTCGACCAACCAGGACTGGCGGTCCTGGCCCCAGGCCCAGAGACTCGCCTCGAGGCGGTCCCGCTGCACGTCGACACCGGCTGTCAGCAGCAGCCCGCCCATTGGCACGGTGCCCGCGGGCCATTGCTCCCGACGGTCATAGAGCCGCTGCCAGTCCGGCGCCTCGCCCACCTCTTGCCAGGTCTCGCCGAGCACGGTGTTGCGGAAGGTCTTGATCGCCCGGTCGTCGCCCTGCGCCGCGAGCCAGAGCCGTGCGATCTCCGACCAGGGCATCCAGCCCGGCGGCGAGTAGAGCGCCGAGATGTGGAAGCCGATCGCGTGCGGATCCGTCGCGGTGGCGGTGGCCCGCCATTCGCCCGCGGCCAGCATCGCGGCCTTGTGCTGCTCGCCGATGGCGCCGTCGCAGTCCTCGCAGAGATACCGCGCCGTCTCAGGCTGGCCCTCGTCCCAGACCAGCCGCTCGAAGCGGAGATGCTGGCGATGGCCGCAATGTGGGCAGGGCACGAAATAACGCCGCTGGTCGGTCGCCAGATACTCGCGCTCGATCCGCGACAGGCCGGCGATCGTCGGCGTGCTGACGAGCAGCATCTTCCGCCGCCAGCCGAAGGTGCGGGCGCGGGCCTCGGCCAGTGCGATCGGGTCGCCCTCGCCCTCGACGTCGCCGGGATAGGCGTCGATCTCGTCCAGGAAGAGGAACCGTGCCGACATCGAGCGCAGCCCGACCGCGCTGTTCGCGCCGGTCATCACCAGCTGGCCGCCCGGGAACTCCTTCGAGAGCTGGCGATTGCCGCTGTCCCGCGAGCGGGCTGGCGCGACCCGCTCGCGGATCGCCGGCGTCTCCTCGACCAGCGGGTCGATGCGCTGGTCGGAGAAGCGCTTGGCCAGTTCCGTGGTCGGCTGCACCGCGAGCATCGGCCCGGGCGCGTGGTGGATGACGTAGCCGATCCAGTTGTTGCCGCATTCGGTGCCGCCGACCTGCGCGCCCTTCATGAACACAATGCGCCGCGCCGGGTGGGCCGGCGACAGCGCGTCCATGATCTCGCGCAGGTAGGGCGTGCGCGCGGTGCGCCACGGACCCGGCTCGGCGGAGCCGCGGCTCCCAAGCACGCGGTGCCGGTCGGCCCACTCCGAGACGAGCAGCGCCGGCTCCGGCGCCATGCCGTCGCGCCAGGCCTGTAGGATCTCGGCGTCGCCGTCGAAGCGGCCGAGCTCGTCCAGAAGGTGCTCGCTCGCCATCAGCCGACGCTCACGCGGACATCGTGCCGGGCTGCCAGATGCTCTCGGAGGCGCGTGTCCATCAGGGTCTGCAGCCGATGCGCGTCGACGCCGAGCTCGGCAGCCATCTCGGCAGCGACGCGGGCTGGCCAGGCGAGGATGGCGTCCCGCTCCTCCTTGGCGAGCCGGTGCACCAGCAGCAGGGCGCGGGCCTTGTCGACCAGCTTGCCCTTGCGCTCGTCGAGCCGCAGCCGGCGCTCCTGCGCCTTGAGCACCTCGTTCGCCGTGCGCGCATCGTGGAACGTGTTCTGGGCCGCACGCGGCAGGGGATCGGCGGCCGGTGGGATCGCTGCGACAGGCGGTGGCGTCGCCGGCCGCGATGCTGCCGCCGGCGTTGGCGCCAGCGTCGCCGTCTTGCGGACGGGGTCGCTGCTGTCGGCGAGCCGCGCGCGGACCTTCTCGATATCCCAGGCACCATCCGCCTCAGGCGCGATGCGGCCGGCGCGCTGCGCCTTCTGCAGCGCCGTATGGGAGACGCCGAGGCGGCGTGCCACCTCGCGCTGCGAGGCCACGCGGCCCGGCTGCGCGGTGGCGATCATGATGTGATCGAGATCCCCCGAAGATAGCAATCGCCGTCGCGCTGATGGCGCTTGGCTCAGCCCCCGCCGCAGCGCGAATGGTTCGTCACGAGCAGGGGATGCCCTGCATCACAACGGAGACGAACATGACCGACCGCGAAGCCCGCGCCGCCCGCAATCAGCAGAAGAGCCTCGAAGCCTTTCTGAAGCAGAAGGCCCGCTTCGACGCGATGGTGGCCGAACTGCAGCAGATGAGCGCAGACCACTTCGGCGCGGATCCCGAGGAGGTCCTCTGGGGCAAGGCCGCGACGCTCGAACACTGGAACAGCCGGCTGGCGAGCGTGACCGATTGCTACTTCAAGCGCGGCGAATTCGCCGAATAGCGCGCGGCACACCCCGCCGCGGCCCCGACCGGTACGCGCCGGCGGGGCTCCCGGCAGTAGGGGCCGATGGTCGGCACCCGACACCGGAGACCACCACGATGACGAAGCTTTGCGACACCCAGCGCGTGATCCTCAGCGCCGCCGCGCAGCACGAGATGGGCCTCGCCCGCGCGCCGAAGACCCTGCCGGCCGCCGCCCGCAACGCGGTGTTCCGCAGCCTGATCAAGAACAACCTGCTCACCGAGATCAACGCGCCGCGGGAGCATGTCGGGCTCGGCTGGCGGCAGGACGAGGACGGCACCTGGATCGTGGCGCGCATCACCGACGACGGGCTGCGCGCCATCGGCATCGACCCGAACGAGGGCGACGCGCGCGAGATTGTCTACATCGAAGCGGCCTTCGACCCGCTCACCGGCACCGCCTGGGCCGCGCAGGAGGCGGAGGAGCCGATGCCGCCCTACGACAGCGAGGAGGAACGGGCCATGCAGCGCGCCGCCATCCTCGAGGCGAAGATCGCGGCCGAGGAGGCACCCGCGCCGCGGGCCGACACGGCGGCCACGGGCGGGGAAGACGCCGCAGAGGGAGATGCGCCACCGCAGACGAGCCCGAACCCGCTCAGGACGCGCCCCTGGCGCAGGACGAGGGGAATGCGGCGGAGGAGCCCATGGGCCAAAACGACCCAACCTACCTGCCGATCGAGCAGGCGCTGATTCGCGCCATCGGCACGATCACCACCCACGCCGCGGATCAGAGCGCATGGTCGCGCTTCTGCGTGGACCACGCCGATCTGGTATCCGACCTGCGCGCCGCCGCCGCGCGCCGGCCTAGCCGGCCCGCGCGCGATCAGGCCACGAAGCGGGCCGACAGCACCCCGCGCAAGCCGCGCGAGGGAACGAAGCAGGAGACGGTGCTGGCCCTCCTGCGCCGCGACGAGGGCGCGACCATCGCGCAGATCATCAACGCCACCGGATGGCAGTCGCACACCGTGCGCGGCTTCCTCGCCGGACTGAAGCGCAAGAGCATCACCGTCGAGGTGCTGGAGCGGGTCCGCCAGGTCGGCCCGAACAAGGAGGGCGCGAAGGGCTCCTTCACCATCTACCACCTGCCGGCCTGATCGTGCCGAAGGGATCACGCCGCCGCCTGCGCGCCGCGGGCGGCGGCGATGTCGTCGAAGACTCACGCCTCCCCGGCCAGCACGGCGGCGCGGGCCGTGAAGGTCTGCCAGCGCCGCACTGCGACGTCGATGTACCGGGCGTCGACATCCATCGCGTAGCAGACGCGGGAGGTGGTCTCCGCTGCGATGATCGTGCTGCCGCTGCCGGAGAACGGCTCGTAGACCGCATCACCCGGCG